GACTTTGATAAAAACTTTTCAGGGGAGCAGAACGTTGGCAAAACGCCACTCTTTGAGGGAGGCACGGAATATAAGCAACTTACCATTAATCAAGCCGACGCACAGTATCTTGAAAGCCGGAAATTTCAAACGGAAGAGATTGCACGGATATACCGTGTCCCGCTCCACTTAATTCAAAACCTTGATAAGGCAACTTTTAGCAACATAGAGCAGCAGTCACTTGAATTTGTAATTTATACTATGTTGCCGTGGGCGAAGCGCTGGGAAGAAGCACTAAACACGCAGATTTTAACCGACAAACAAAGAAAAGCCGGGTGGTTCTTTGAATTCTCGATGGACGCTTTGCTTAGAGGTGATATTACAAGCCGGTATGCTGCTTATGCTATAGGTCGTCAATGGGGCTGGCTATCAGTAAATGATATTTTGCGCATGGAAAACAGAAATACAATAGGTGATGCGGGTGAAGCGTACTTAACTCCGATGAATATGGTTTCAATGACGCCGGAATCCGCTAAAGCGGTAGCACTTGAAATTTATAATCTTTTGAATAAGGGGGACAGCAAACATGAATAAATTAAAAGATAGCACGCCGAAAGGGGGTGGAGGGGTGTTTATCGAAATTGATGATTTTAAAAAGGACAAGAAACTGCAAACAGAAAACCCAATGCTAAGAAAATACTATAATCTTGACCCGATAAAATCCATCGAAGACACTACAGACGGTCTTACGGTGGATTTTGTTATATCCACAGACACGGTTGACCGTTCGGGCGACAGCATAGACGCAAATGGATGGGAACTGGACAATTACCGCAAAAATCCGGTTATTTTGTGGGCGCATGATTATACACAACCGCCAGTTGCTAAGAGCCTTAGCGAAACAATAGCTTCCGGGAAACTAATGTCAAAAGCACAATTTGCGCCCCGCGATTTGTCTGAAATGGGTTATATGGTCGGCCAAATGTACGCAAAAGGCTTTATGAATGCCGTTTCAGTCGGATTTAGAGGACTTGATTGGTCATTTTCAACCGATAAAAGCCGTCCAATGGGCATTGATTTCACTTGGCAAGAGCTTATGGAGTACTCTACCGTGCCCGTCCCGTGCAATCCAGAAGCTTTAATGGCGGCTAAAAGCGTCGGAATTGACACGAACCCAATGCTGAAATGGGCCGTTGAAGTGCTTGAAAAGTCTGATTTTAGTGAGAAAAAGGCGGCAGAGCGTGTTTGGAAACTGCTTGAAAGCAAAAAATCATACTTTATTCCGTTCCAAAAGGCAGGAATGCCGCCAAAAGCTACTGAAAAAGGCGTTTCTCCGGGAAATCCGTCCGGATACGGGAAAGCGCCGGAAGATGAAACATGGTCCGCTCTCACTTTGCAGGATTTTACAGACCAAACATGGGACGACCTTTCCGACGCAGAGAAAAACAACATCGCGAAGCATTTCGCATGGGCCGCTGAAATGCCGCCCGCAACATTCGGCGATTTAAAACTTGGGCATCACAACAAAAACGGTGATGTGGTATGGGCAGGCGTAGCAAACGCAGCGGCAAGGTTATCACAAACTGATATACCGGAAGCGGACGTTGTAAAGGTACAAAATCATCTTGCAAAGCATTACAAAGAGTTTGACAAAACCCCACCTTGGGAAAAAGATGCAGCAGAAATAGCAACCCAAAAAGCCAAATTGGCATTGCAAATTATGCTTTGATGGGGCGAATGTATGAAACTCTATGTTATTTGGGGGCCACCCGGGAGTGGAAAAACAACCTACGTAAATAATAACAAAAGTAGCAATGACCTTATATTTGACTTTGATAAACTTATGCGGGACATTTCCGGGCTGGATTTATACGACAGAAATAATAATCTCATATTATATTTAACTGATTTTAGACAAGCAATCATAAATAAAATGCCAGATAACAATTTTGAAAATGCATGGATTATTATTTCTTTCCCAAAAGGCGATTTAAAAGACCAACTCAATCGGCTAAACGCTAAATTCGTTTTGATGGATGCTGACAAACAAACCTGTATCGACAGAATCAACGCAGACCAGCAAAGAAAAAACAAAGATGAATGGATACAGGTAATAAATAACTGGTTTACAGAATATGAACAGCAAGAAGTCAAAACCCAAAAAGCTAAACTTGCTTTACAGCTTGCGCTGTAGGGCTTTTTTAATATTTAAATTAAATTATGGAGGTACACAAATGTTTAAATCAAAAGCAATGAACGCTTTGCTCGCTGATTTGGCGACAAAGAAAACAGCGGCGCAAGCTCTTTTGAACAAAGAGGGAGTAACTGCCGACGAACTTACAAACGCGCAAAAGGATATTTCTACGGTTGAGGCAAAAATATCCATGCAAGAAACAATTGACAAAGGGAAAAACTTCGACGAAAACGGCGAAATCGTAAAAGACACAAAGCCGGTAACGCCCGTTATCCCTGCTGAACCTAACAGTCACGCAAAAATGTGGAAAAGCCCCGGTGAATTTTTGATGGCAGTAAAATCCGCATCAGCTCCGGGCGGCTCTGTCGACCCGCGTCTTACGGTTAAAGCCTCCGGCGCATCCGAAGCGGTTCCATCAGATGGCGGTTTCCTTGTTGACATGGATTTTTCCAATACCCTGCTGACAAAAACCTATGATGCTTCCAGCGTTGCGGCAAAAGCATTTAGAATTCCAATCAGCGAGGGAAAGAATGGCGTTAAAATTAATGGGATTGATGAAAAATCCCGCGCGAACGGCAGCCGTTACGGCGGTGTTCAGATGTACTGGGAAAACGAAGCCGACACCGTGACCGGTACAAAACCGAAATTTCGCCAGATTGAATTATCCCTTAAAAAGCTTATGGGTATTTGCTACGCGACGGATGAGCTTCTCTCCGATGCGCTGGCGCTGGAATCCATTGTCACAAAAGCATTCACAGATGAATTTTCGTTCAAAGTAGACGATGCCTGCATTAATGGTACAGGCTCCGGCCAGCCTCTCGGTGTTTTGAATTCGCCATGCCTCGTAACTGTGGCAAAAGAAAGTGAACAGGCAGCCGATACCGTTGCGTGGGCTAACATTGTTAAGATGTGGTCGCGTATGTGGGGGCGCTCGCGCCAGAATGCTACATGGTTCATTAATCAGGACATAGAGCCACAGCTATATAGTATGGCACTTTCAGTCGGCACAGGCGGGCAGCCGGTCTATATGCCTGCTGGCGGTGCTTCTGCACAGCCTTACAGTACATTGTTTGGCAGACCGGTTATTCCGATAGAGCAGTGCTCCGCGCTCGGAGACAAAGGCGATATTATCCTTGCGGATATGTCGCAGTACGCCATGATAGATAAAGGCGGCTTACAGTCGGCGCAGTCAATTCACGTTCGCTTCCTGTATGACGAAAACGTATTCCGCTTCATTTACCGTACAGATGGGCAGCCTATGTGGAACAGTGCGCTCACGCCGTACAAGGGCAGCAATACACTTTCACCGTTCGTCGTTTTAGCGGACAGATAAGGGAGGGCTAACAATGAATATAGCTGAACAGGGACATGTTGTAAATATTTTGCCGCCACAGTCAATTACAGCAGCGGCAACGAGCGATATTTTTTCCATGAAGAACTACGCACACGCGACAATCATCGTGACTGCGGGGGCTACAAACGCCGACGCAGGTAATATAACGGTAGAGGAATGCGACGACTTTACTCCGACAAATGATACGGCAATTGACTTTCACTACTATGCAGAGACTACGGCAGCCGGTGACACGCTCGGAGCGCGTACCCTTGCCGAAGCTGCAACAGGTATTGACGTTTCCGGCAACGATAACATCACATATGTGATTGAGATTGATGCGCGGGAACTTACGGACGGTTATCCGTGCCTCGAGCTGAAATGGTCTATTCCGGGTGGCGCAACGCTTGTGTCCGCCGTGGCGATACTTTCCGGTCCGCGGTATGCGGGTACTGAATCGCCTACAACGATTGCTTAACAAATTGGGGACGGATTTTTCCGTCTCCTCCCTTTTGGGAGGCGAAAAATAATTGATAAACAATATAAGCGCAATGCAAGACAACGGCGACTTGGTTTTTACTAACCATGCAAACGAAGAAATAGCGAGGTTTACAGACGCAAAAACATTTGACGCTAAAACATTGAAGCAAAATGGGACTGGAATTCAAGACATAATCGACGGAGGCACAACGAATTTAAGCGCGCTTACCGTTGGCCATGTATTCCATGTAGATAATGGCAGGACGGACACATATACGCCAAACGGAAGCCGCGAATTTCCATATAAAAGCATTCAAGCGGCGCATGATGCGGTTCCGGCGGGTACAACTGCGTCGAACATTTACATCATCGAAGTAAAACTTGGTCTACCCTATACCGGTAATATCAGTCTCACAAAGGATTTCATAACGATTGTCGGTGATGGAGGCATTACCGGCGCGGGATATAGTGGGACAATTACCTCTACGTCTAAACACCTTGCATTAGTAGACCTTAACTTAACGACAAGCTCCACTATCAATCAAACCGGAGCAGGCCATTTCCTGCTTGAATTCAAAGATTGCCATTTGGGCGGCCATTTGAATGTAACGGCAAACGGGACTACAGCGGAAAAGCAGGATTCTTATATTCAGGTTACCGGTGACGACAATCTTTGGATGAACTGCACAATCAACATTACTGGGATTCAAGGATTCGCCGGTATGACAGGCGGCGCATATGTTGGGAACGAAGTAACGGTAACAGACAGCTATTTTTGCCCCGGATGTTCCTGCGTGGATAGTTGCACAGTCAATCTTGAAGCCGGAACGACAGCGGAATTTTTCAGCATGTATGCTATTCGGAACACGGTCAATCTAAAAACCGGAGCTACTTTGTATGCAGATA